CCTGAGTTCCAGACTCACGAGACAACATCTCTTCTTGGCGTCTGCGGACCTCATCAAACGTTGGAGCCGAGCTTGGTTGCGATGGCGGCGATGGCGGAGCTTCTTGCACTTCTACAGGATCAATCGGCGTAGTAACAGCCTTTTTTTCTGGCTTTTCAGGAGGTCTTTGTTCGAATTCGGTCATATTTTTTTACCTCTTTACTAAAATAGAATATCCTTTGAAATAAGGGAGTATTGTGATAATAAATCTGAAAAATATTGAAGAGTTGGTATTTTCTGATAGAGAACTCGCTAAATTATTCCCTGCTAAGAAACATCTGTTTGACCAGTGGGCGATGGGACAACAGCATTCAGCGCTCAAGACATTAGGCCAGAGATCGGTTTTACAATTTCTCAATGGGTTAAAAGATGATGACATAAAGATTTTTGAGGAATATTTTCAGGAAAATATCGAGGTGAGAAAATTGGATCATAAAATAGTTAAAACCTTCAAAATGCGTCCAGATGAGGTAGGGAATGCACTTAGGGAACTGGACTTTATTGGATGGCAATTATCCACATACAGAGATGCGAATTACGTTTATATATGCGCTTGGAGATAATTATATGGTTAATCTTTTATTGTTTTTAATAGGGTCAGTAGGCATAACTTTCATCATTGTCGAGGGTGGTGTTTTTCTCCCATTTAGAGACTGGGTGGCCGGAAGACAAAGGCTGGAATGGCTCTCATCTCTAATTAACTGTCATCAATGCTGCGGTTTTTGGATTGGCTTTATTTCAGGGGCGTTTTTAATTTCTTGTCATCCGGCGTTTTTGATTTTGTGTGGTGGTGCCACTAGTTTTCTATCAGTATGGGCAGCCAGTTATATAGGATATTTGGAGATGTTGATAACGGTGGATTTGGATGAAGAATAAGAGTTCTATAAAGCGATATCAATTGTATTGTGAAATATGCAATTGGAAGAAAATTACTGACGGCGGTGATATGAATGCCTTAGTTGAAATTAAAACCAGTCCCATTCCTCGTGGCATACCAAAAAAAAATTTGGAAACTGGGGAGATGGAAAAGCAAAAGTATCTCCGACAACCCAAAAAGTTTAGATGCCCCAACTGCGGAAGAGCTATTACCCCACGCAAACTATCTTCTTTAAATCCTATGCATACCGAAGAGATGCCTCAAAATACCATTGAAAAGCAGGAAGACATATTAAAGCGAATCATTCAACAGTTGGATCAAGTTTATGGGTATGAAGAAGAATAAGATAACCACTCTCGATGTCAAACACGCACTACAAGATGCTAGATTTCGGGATACGCTTCCCAAAGACATGGACGATCTGATTAGGAAATACAACCAAAACAGAAGTTGTCCTTGCAATCATAAACTTTACAGGGAAATTTTGACACGCTGTGAAACTCAGCTAAATCAATATTATCCGAACAGGGAAGTTTCCAGCCCCGATCAAGAATTAGCAAATCTGGCCGAGAATCATTGGTCGGTAATTAACTGTCATGTAGATGAAATAGAAGTTCGTTTAAGAAAGCTAAGCAAGGGCAGAAAGCAAATAGCCATATCAAGATATGAAGATCGTGCTACAATAATTATCAACGAAATTGATATAGTCTACTAGAAAACAATGCTGATATTATAGATATAAATATCATGGAGGGATTTATGCCAAGACACATTTTAGTTTTATTAAAAGATGAAAAGTTCTCTGTAGGAGAAAACGCCACTTATACTTCATCTTGCACGGAGGCATGGGATTTATTCGGAAAGGAAAATTTTGATTGTGTTGTTCTTGACTACAGCCTTCCCGATTGTGAAAGCCTTGATCTTGTTGCAAAGATACGGAACTTAGACCCCAAAGTACCGATCGTTATTGCTGGCAATGGCAACGAAAGCATCGCTGTAAAGATGTTTAAGGCGGGAGTAAATGACTATATTCCCAAGGAAGAACTCACCGAAGATAGGGTTTCAAGTTCTATTTGCAGCGTAGTGCAGCAGCGACGTGATTGGGAAGAGGTTCAGCAAGCAAAGGAAAAAGAAATAGAATTCCTTGATACTATCCATTGTCAAATTAAGCAGCGTATCTCAAACTATGATAATAATTGATTTGAACCAACGGGGCTTCTAACATAAACACCAATATTGCTCCCCAGGTTCGTTCAAACTCACTTTGAATTTGAGCTATTGACGGCTTATTTTGGTGTGTACCAAACTCAATTATTATGGCGAAGGCACCATTTCGGTAATACCAATCTACTTCTGTTCCAAAAATGTTTTGGTTGTAAATTTGACTTGCCTTGATTACTTGGTATTTTGATAACTCTCCCATCTTGCCAACAATACGTTGAAATTCTGCATGGTGAGGAGTGCTAGTGCCTTTATCTCCCGGTGGGTGCAAATACATGCGTCCGTGCGTATGGCCTGACGCAGCCGCATCTGGTTTAATTCTCAAGAAGAACTCTCTCAACGCGGCTATTGGAGGTACTGATCTACGATTTGGGTCTCTCTCTGTTGGAAAATTGCGGTTTGGATCAACTCCATCAACGATGCGACTGTGAGGATAGCTATCGGGAGAAACAACAGGTATGAAGTATAAATCTCTTTCATTGATTAATTTTGTAATTTTTTCGTCTTTGCCATACTCTGCAAGCAGGGTTCCAATGTAAGCCATGACACATCCGGTAGACCACGGCTCATTTCCATGAATGCCCCCGGTAATGAGCACTCTGGGTCTGTCTTGTGTATCAAACTTATTGAATATTCGAATGTAGTATAGGTCTTGACCGCGCGATGATTTGCCATAAACACCTACTTCAGTTAAATCTGCCGCCTCTTCGTTCCACTTTTTTAATTGACTAACTAAAGGATCATAGTCAAGATATGATGGAACAACTATTGTTATATTTGGAGGATTGGGATATCTTTGTGGCTCTGGCTCAACGGGAGCTACGTAGGGATTCTGAGGAATTTGAGGAACTTGATTTACAAAATTGTTTTTGTAGTAGGCAAGTCCACCAATAGAAACTAAGTAGACAAGTGCAAAAACTAGAAACTTTTTAGCTAAATCATCCTTGTTCATTCACATCCTTGTTCCGCGCTGGGCCGGTAAATTATTTAGCTAAATGGGTCGTGTTTTTTATTAGTTGTTCACAACTCTCCATCATCTTTTGTGGGTATTGTTTATACTTTGTAACATCCATTGGCCAATCGTCATTCTTGAGTCTTTTGCTTCCGAGAGCTATGGCATTTTGATAGAACTTGTGTGCCTTTTTGTACTCTTGTGACAAAGAATAGTATGTGTCTCCTAACAGGCACCAAAATTCTGCCATTAGTGCATTTGTAGCTAGACATCGAATTAAATGCTCTATAGTTTTTTGACCATTCTTTTTTACGTGACACAGAACCATTGCACAATAGTATTGCAACATGGCCGCCGCCTTGGGATCATTTCCCTTATATAAATAAAAACTAGCAGTAGACAAGAATTCATCGTAATTCCCCTGCTCTAGAAGAGCCAAAGCAAGGTAATAATATGGTTCGGCTGCTGTTGGCGTATCCTTTTTCCACTTTCTAGCTAAATTTAATTTGTTGAATTGATTATTATCCGACCCAGAAAATATTACACCGTCTGTTATTTTTGCCTTTTCGTCGTTCAGAGTTTCATACACTGGGTTTATAAATTTTAAATTATTTGATCGGTGCCACAGGCGAGTTTCTTTGGATATCATGCTACCTTGAATCACAAGAAACTTGTAATTTTCAGGACTTTCCTTCAAATAATTGTTAACATTATCGTGACCGTACTTTAGCACCTCCCAGGGCTCGATATAAAACTGCCAATCGTACTCTGCTTCATCTACAATTTTGTTTCTTGTTTTGTCTAAATCCTTGAAAACAATAGACTTAGGTAAGATTCCAAAAAACTCACAGCATCTTTTTGTTTCATCACGGCTTCCGAGGTCGTAGACCTTAATTTCACCGTTTAGTGGCAACAAAGACCGAATGCAGTCTTCAATTGTGCTTTCATTATTTTTGATCAGGATGTGGGTTGTCAGCATTACACAGGTCTTTAAGAGCATCGGCCTCATTTTGACGGCCTTCTTCTTGGAAGATTTTTGCTAATTTTTTATAACCCTTTTGTAGATAAGGGTTCTTTAATATATCGAGGATAGCATTTACGATATCGGACATATGCTTTATTTAAGTAAAAAGTAGTTAATATCGTAATATAAACAGCACCCTTTTGTTCTTGGAGGAAGTTTGACAACTGAGTATCTTAACAACAAGATTTTCGAGGAAACTATTGCAATATTTCAACAATCAAAGAGAGAAAGAGTTAAGTACAAGTTAATTATTGAAGATGACTTAGAGACAGCCAGGAAGAGGCTTAGCATAAGAAAGAATCAGATCGCAAAGAAAGAGCTGAATGCCCGAATACGAAAGAAAAGAGCCGAATATAAAGCAACAATTATAAATTACGACGAATCTCAAAATAAATTGGCCCATGCATTTTACATCCTGTCAGAAAATTTAGCAAATTATGCAAATTTTCAGTATATTGACACAGACGATGCCGTTCAAGAAGGTGTCTTGATTTGCTTCGAAAAGATAGATCGTTTTGATCCAGCTAAGGGCAAAGCATTTAATTATATGACAACATGTATTTTAAATCATTTTCGACAGCTATATAGGAGCGCTAGACACTACAACGACTTAAAGAAAAAGTACTCAGATTTCATTCAACAACAACTTAACAACGTTTTACTGGGAAGATCAACGAGAACCTGGGCACCTGGCAGAAAACCTAACAGATATAGAGATTAGGGTTGCGCTGCTTTGACATATTTCATAAAATATAAATATGAAAATAGATAAACTACTGGAAGAAATTGAACAGCAGGAACTTATAAGAAAACTCATTGAAAATGGATTTGGCGATATAGTTGATGCTTTTTTAGAAAATGAAGATAAGGTTACAACCAAAAAAGGCAGAATTAACAAGAGTGGTTTTTGTCGAGTTTTAGATTGTAAACCTAAACAACTTGAAGACGCTTTGCAAAATATGAGAGAGTTGCTAAAAGACGACTTTCCAGACGAAGCAGCTAAGTTTGACCTTTAGAGAATATAAGCACGATCATATCGTAGAGTAATTTCTGCTGTTACTATATCAGAACTGCCCATGTCAAGTTCCCCAAAGTTAACGCTATGGGGATAGGAATGTTCGTACCTCCATTGTTCAATTACTTCACCACATCCGTTGAGCATTGTAAGTGTGGCATTTCTTTTTAATCCAAGACCAGTAGTGCTACCATCTGAATTGGTGTTTCCAACAGATGGTCGCCAAATATTTAATCCAGAATTTCTATCGGGTCGGTACATTTCGCGTATCCATTCAAAGACCGGATGATCACTGGTTGTTTTTGGCTCCCAAAGTGTCAAACTTACAGGCTTCCACTCAGCCTTACCGGGGAAGAAAACGGTTTCGCTGAGGTGCTGAGCCTCCATGTCTTTGAACATTATGGATGGTCTTGCGCCCTTTTTTGGCGGCAGCACATTTATGCTGCCGGGTCCACCCCCTCCAAAAATTGGACCACTATCTTTGTCCCACTCCGGTGTTACATTCTCTATGCCCAGCATCCATCGGAATTTTCGTTTAAAACATGTAGTAGAGTCTGGCGTAATAAATCCAGACAATCCCATACCTTTAGCCATATTGTTCTCGCAAAATTTATATTCCCAGGACGGGTTACTTTTAAATTAAACTTAGCATGGAGTGCAACATGGATCATCTGGTCGATTACCACATGTTATTTCATACTTCACATCAGAGTAACGCAATGTAATTTCAATGGTTACTTCGTCCGATGCTGCGTAATCCAAATCTCCGAAGTTGATAGCTTGTGGCCAAGCATCTCTAAGTCTCCAGACTTCCATTGATGCCCCACAGCCATCATAAAGCGTGAGAACGGCTTCACCTGCATAGTCTTGGCGAGTTGCACCCATATTTAAACATACAGGATCGGTAAAGTCATATACCGATGCTAACCATCGCCATAAGTCCTTGTTGTCGCCGCCATTTCCAGTAACAGCAACGTCGTAATATGTGACTGTGATTGTTTCCCAGGTTGCTTTCCCAGGTATCCAAGTCTTTCCATTTAAAAAATTAATTTCTGTTTCATCAATGGTTAAATTAGGACGCGATGCCAGTTTTACAAAATGCTCGGGTACAACCCCGCTACTACAGATGCCTTCCATTCTGAGAGTCCATCTAAACTTCCTTT